AATATCCCCTTGAACTCTATCCCATGCACCATCTCTAATCTCTATTTGTGCATTGACTGAATCGGATACGTCTAATCCACCTGAGTTTAAACCTGATATTCTTTCTTCTAATAGTGTAATTTTGTTTTCTTCTCTTGCAATTTGTCCGTCAATCTGACTAATTTCTTGTTGTGCTGAAGCAGTTGCATATGAAGTATCCGAACTTGCTTTTGCAAGATATCCAAAAATACCAAGTGAGGTAATTAACATTAACACTATGACACTTACAACCAAATAATACTTAAAGTAATTTAGTTTCTCCCAAAACAAGTGAAGATAGGCTGCACTGACAATCTTACCAAATTCCAATGCACCTGCCATAATGACAATACCTAAGAATGCACCACTGAATATAGTTGCAAGCCCAAGAACTGAGAAATATGCAGCGATTCCTGCTATTCCTAAAGACGTAATAAGGGCGAGGTAATTCAAAAATTTCATAGTTTATTAAATGTATCGTCTTAAGAGTTTATACATGTTATCTGTATCATATCTCTTATCACGTTTCTTTTTCATTGTAGGAGGCATTGCAATTGCACCTCCTGTTGAGTTCATAGGTGCGTCTTCGTTTATCTCTTCGACTCTCATAAACTCAAATAATTCTTTTCCAAGTTTAATACCTGCTTCATAATCTGAAGGGTAATGTAAACCTGCGATAACTCTTCCGAATCCACTAATCTTTGCACCTTTCATTATCCCAGCACTATGTTGGGGATACAGTTTACTGTAATATAGTCCAATCACATAAGGTTGAGTGGTGTGTCCACTGGGATAAGAAGGTGTTTTAGAGGTCTCGGTCACAAATCTATCGAATTCCATACCTAAGTGTTCTGCAACTTGATATGGTCTTGCACGATTAAAATGGTTTTTGTGGTGTTTGATTACTGGACTACATTGACCTCTAATGAAATCTATAGTGTCCTGACTATATTCCAATTCATTTTCGTCCATATATTGTTTGATATAGTATGAAGCGTCTTCGTCACAATTTATATATTGACGTTTTTGTTCTGCAGTTGCACCTTTGACTAACTTCTGAATCTCTTTGATTTCGTCTACAACTTTCTGACCTTTAGGTGGAGCTCCTAACATTATAGTTTCCCAACCTTCGTCCCATAATGTAAGTTTCTTATACTTGGGTTTCTTTAGGTCTTGTTGTTTACCAAAAGTAAGTTTATCTATTTCTTGTATTGATTCAATAAACATCATCTGCAGTCACTAAGACTCTCTCCGTGTTTGCATAACCAATGTATGTCTGAATACCATATATCTTTTCATATTCACTGACAATGTAAACCTCGTCTTTGTGTTGGTGTATCATTTCACCCTGTTCTTTGATTGGGAATCTAATTTTATAAGTTTCCCCTTCGATTAGTTTACCTACATTGATTGACTCACTGATTGTTTCTGCAGTGAGTATTTCTTGTTCTTTTAGATATCTGTAGAATTTCTCATATAGTTCTTCCCCTTGTTCATTGTCAAGTTCTGCTTCTTCTTTTAGTAGTAAAAGTGCAATTGCATATGAGGCGAATTGTGTTTTTCCGAAAGGAACCTTTGCAATAATTTTCTTTAGATTGAATACAAGTCTATGTAAAGGTGTGAGTGAAGCTTTCTCTGCTTTGGTAAATGGGTCGTTTGGAACCATTTTCCCGTCTTCATTCTCAATTTTCTTGATTCTATTTCCGTCTTTATCAATAAAACCAAACTTGTATGCCTTCATTTTATTGAAGGGTGTTGTTAACATCTTCAATATACGAAAGACTATAAGTGTATCTACGATTCTCATAGAACTATTTATGTTTTTTTAAAGGTCTCTTAAACGTTCTGCAAGATTTAAATCAATAGGTATCTCCGTTTTCCAACCTTCTTCTATGTATTCTAGGTATAATAACATAGTTTTTATGGAAGACCAGTAGTTATCGTCCTTGATTTTGAACTCTAACATTCTCATACATGGGTCATATCCAAAGACATTGAATAGACAAATAAGGTGATTTAACATAAGACGCTCACGAAGTTCTCCATTTTCGTGGTATCTATGCAATAGACGTTTTAAATATCGGAATCTGCGTAGGTCTTCTTGGAAGTCCTCAATGTCTTCACACTGAGGGTCATCATAATGCTTCATTGCATATGCAGAAAAGTTCTTTGCAGTTAATTTATCAAATAGACTCATGTTATATTATGTAGGTGTCCCCGAAGGGAAGTAATAGGACAATCCGTGTCCTACTACTTTAAACTAAAGAACCGATAACTTTATAAGTTCCGTTTTCGTTCTGTTCGTATTTAACGTTTAGTGATACGATTTTTTCTTCTCTATCGAATTCGTCATGTGGTGTGTCAACTGACTTACCTGTTATGACTCCGTATCTATTAAATTGTAGGTCAAAAGAACCTGATTCAGATGCAAATTCTAAGTCACCTTCACCTGTTTTGTTTAAACCTAAAAGAGAAAGTTTTGCTTCCATTTGTGCAACGGCAGCTTTTGGATTTAACCATTCTGATACTGCAGTTTGTCCTAAGATTGCATTAACCTTAGACTTAACGTCTGCATCGTCTATATCATGTGGGACTTTTTCTGAACTTAGTCCAGCTGCACCCACAAAAAATGCGTTAGAATCCGTTGGAATCTGAGCTCCACCCTCTTCCAAGATAAAGTTTTTAAATGTTTTCATAATTTATCCTCTATTAACTATCTGCTAATACTGTATCGTCATCAACATCAGGTGTTCCTGAGTCTGAGTCATCGTCAAAGTCTGCAACGTCTGAACCCATAGAACCTGAAGACATTGCAACCAATGTTTCAAATTGAGTTCTTGACCCTACTACTTTTCTTAATACCCAACCTTCAGAATTTACACCAGCGTTTGCACCGACTTCAGCTGTATCAGCACCATAACATTCCGCTTTATCAGCGTCTGTTAGATATTTTGGTTTAGAAGCTTCGTTATCTAATAATCCCCAAAGTGCCATGTTTTTCTCCTAGTTGTATTATGCAACCCTTAAGATTGCTTTAAAAGCCTTTTCAAAAGACTTTTTGTCCTTTTGAAGTAATTGTAAGTATTTAGTCCTAATGGGTGCTCTAACAGACATTAAAGCGTCATGAACTTTCACTGCATCTGCATTTTTTACCTTAATCTTCTTCATATCGTCTGTTCGGACTTCACCATCTTTAGTTCCGTCTTTAAACTTACGAAGTTGCATTAATATTGCAGCGTCGGGTCTGTTTTGAACCCCTTTTGCTTTGGATTGGAATGCATCTAAAGCTCTTTGATACACTTCGTCTTCCTCTGCTTCGGCATACTTACCTTTAGCCATTGTTGATATTTTCATCAACTTTGACTTTAAATCTTTTTCGTTCTTTGCTTGTGATACAGCACGTGCAATCTTTTTATTACCTGCGTCTGACATCATTCCAAAGTCACCAATCTTTTCCATGACTGCATTGACTTTTTTTGCGTCTGCTTTAACGTATCCGAGTTTCTTAAGTTTCTCTTTAAACGTTCTGTATCTTGCGTCTACTTTATCCATTATGAGTCTATGTCGATTTCCCCGTCATATGAACCTTTTTTAATCTCTTCTGCATACTTCAAACAACCTAAGTATGCATCGTTTATAGGTTGCCATATACCATTAACAGCATCTACTGTATTAGGATATTGTAAGTCTGAATGTATTTTGTCTAATTTTACCAATGCATTTTGGATTTTATAAACTGTTTTGAGTTCTTTTGTTTTGTTAAACTCCTTTCCATCATACTTACTCTTCGTTTGGTAATTACCATTGTATCCAAGTTTCTCGTCTAGTTGAACTTCTTCTCCCCTCATTTTCTGTTGGGTTATCATTTTAGTTTCAAGTCGACCAATCATTTGAATAATTGTATCTCTTGCTTTTAAAATTGATTCGTATTCGTAATTGTATTGTTTATCAGATAATGTTTTATCACCTGTTTTTACAATCTTTTGATATCCTTTCAAGACTTTTTGCATGTCTTTAGACAATGCTTTCATCATCTTGACTTCTTTTTCTTGAACCTCGTTAATGAGGATATTCTTTGAATCTTCTATAAGTTTTCTAGACATTAGGTTGCACCATACATATCCTTACCATTCGAATACTTCTCCATTCCTTTCTTCAGGTCGTCATAGACTTCATTTCTCATGTCCATAAGACCTTTAGGCATGTGACCATATTCGTTATGCATTTTATCGATTAGTTGTAATTTTTTAAATGAATTTTTGTCACCCATTGTTTTTGCAATGTGTATAAGTGATTTAGTGTGTTCGTTTCTATCGGTAAGTTTTGCAACTTTATCGATATCACTTTGTTTGAATTCTTTTTTCTCTTCAAGGTTTTGAGATTCCCACATTTTTCTGTATGAATCCATAACAGTTTCTTTTTTCTCTTTTTCTTTCTTAGAGATTGCAATTGCAGCTTGTTGAGCTCTTGATACTGCTTCTGCTTTGATAGGTTTAAATCTACTTCTCTTAATTTTACCACTTGGTAATTTGTTGAATCCTTTGAATCTTTCTTGCACGTTATCACCTTGTTTTAGAGTTGCCTTTACTGGTGAATTATCAGGTGTATGTTCAGGATTATCTTTGAAATACCATTCTCTAGGCATTTGAACAATTTTATTTCCTTTGAACTTCAATACACCACCAGTCCAATCTGATAAGTGTTTCATGAGTAGTTGATTCATGTCCATACCAGTTTTAAGTCCGTTTCTCTTTGCATACTCAGCTGACCTTTTCATGTATTCGTCACTATGTTTTTCACCATCATATTGGTCAACTTCTCCACCTTTGGAGATAGTTTGTAATGTTCCTAAATCATCAAAGAATGAATCGTCACCAAAAATGTCATAAATCATATCTGTAAATTTATGAACTGTTTTAGCGTCTTTTGCAATATTCTTTTTATCTAGAACTTTTTGTAATTTTACTAATTTTGGATATGAATCAGGAACAGCCCATGTTCCTTCTTGTAGGTTTACACCTTCAGGTATGTAGTCCATGTTTAAAAGTTCTTTAACTTTACCCCATGCTTCTTTATACCTTCTACCCGATTGAGTGTTCATAGTGTATAATGCATCTAATATTTCTGACTGTTCGTTATCAGAAAGTCTACCGATTAATTTATTATACTTTTTAAATACGTCTGTTCCTTTACCTTCACCTAGGTTGTCACCCATTTTTTGCATCATTCTTTGTGCAAGGTCAACAAGTGTAGAGATATTGGATTTCTCCATTTTCTTCTTGTTTGAGTCGTTTACTTTGTTGTAGATTTGATTTATCATTGAAGCAGTAAACATATCAATCATGATACCACCAACTTTCTTTGCACCTTTAGTGTCAACTATCTTTTGGATATCAGGCATAAGATTCTTACCTTCTGACAATGTTCCTTCATCAATAATTGACATTATGAAGTCTTCTGCATCGTCTTTACTACCTACTTCACCTGCTTGTGAAGCCCATGTTAGTAATTCGTCTTCTACTTTTTTAGGTAAATCTTTATCGTTTTTTCTGAGTGAGTCAATTGCACGTTTATGTTTTGTGATAAGTTTTTTCCAATCTCTGTCTCTTGGATACATTTTGATTACTTTTTTGTAATCTTCGTCTAACATATCAAATGAATCTCTGAATGATTCTTCGTTTGCGAACTTAAGTGCAGACTGAACTTCTTTTGATTTTAGGATTTTGTTTCCGTAATAGTCTTTGATAGCTTTGATTGCTATATCCATTGCACCACCAAGGTCTAATGCAACCTCGACTGCTTTTCTGACTACTTTATCTTTGACTTTGTTTCTACGGAAATAGGTTTGAATCTCACGACCTGTAAGTTTCTGTTTTCCGTAAGGGCCGAGTGCATTGACTTTCCCGTCCTTATCTAATACTTTTTTAGCTTCGTAAAAAAGGTTCATGACTAATCCCCTGACATTTTAACAGCAACTGATACTGCTTTCTTAAATCCCTCTTTGTCTCCAGTAAGGATAACATTGAATTGACCAACTGAAGCAATCTTTTCGATTTCTACGTTGTCAACAAAACTCTTAACTTTGGTTGCAAATTGTCTTGCTTCTGCTTTGTCATGAAATACGAATGAAACATTTGCTTCGTCAATTTCTTTCATTTCGTATTTTTTCTTTTTAGAAGAATCACAAGTTCCTTCTTCGACTTGTTCTTCTTTTTCACCTTTGTAGTTCTTGTCTATGTAATCGAAGAACTCTTTTTTCTTATCATTAGATAATTCAGCAGGTGAAGTGACACCAAATTTCTTTAGTGTTGCTTTAAAGAAGTCTTCATATTCTTTAGACATCTTTAAGATTTTCTTTGAATCTTCTACGAGTGATTTAGGTAGGTCGTGTATCATTGTTCTAGTTCCCCTTTTTCAAAATAGTTAAACATTTTCTGTTTACCTTCTTCGTTAAGTCTTAACTGTTTTGCAAGTCTACCTAACATGTTTCTTTCTACGAGTTTTTCTGTTGTCTTTTCTACTGATTCTTTTACTGGAGTTTCTTCAACCTCATCTTTAAGAGGTTTGATACCTTGGTCTTTGAACATTTTCATTAACTGTTTGTTCGTTGCAAGTCTAATTTTGTTATCTTTACCAAGTGCTTTTACAGTTTTTAGAAATCCTGATGGATTTTGTTTCTGCATAGCTTGAACAACCTTTACACCAGTCATGTTTAACATTTTTGCAACACCATAACCAGCGTCTTTATCACCTTTTAGGTTAAATAATTTATCAATCATTTCACCTGCTGAAGCTTCTAGAATTACATCTTCGTCTAGATTAACTTCTATGTCATCTAGTTCAGAAAGTGTTTCTTCCTCAAAAGAATTCTGTAGTTCTTGTTCGATTTCTTCATTAAGAATCTCGTCTGCAGACTTCTCTACACTCCCTTCCTTTAAGGCAATGTGTCCACGGACTTGTTCTAGTTTCTCTTTCCAGTTTTCTGACTTATAACTCATAACAGTATTATTTATAATTTTTAAAAGGTCACGCCTTCATTATTGATTTAATTTTACGTAAGTAGGACTGAGGATTGATTGTATCAACTTTTAAATCCTTTATTTCTTTAATTTTATTTAGTGCAACGTCATATGAGATTTCTTCGTTCTCATATCTCATTAACATTTCACATTTAAATGTTCTACATGTATGGGGTCTATTCTCATAAATCTTACACTTATTATCCCTTTTTAAGTGTTCACAACCAGCTTCAAACGGGTATCCAATAACATTTTTAGTCTTGTAAATTGTATGAGTAGGAATTATTTCAAACTCATGTTTTATTGGCCTAGAGAAATATCTTACTTCTTTTTGTTGTAGGTCAATTCCTTTAAACATGACCCCATTACAACACATTGCACAATCAAGACATAGATTTTGTGACATTTTCTATTCTGAGGACTAAATCCTCTTCACCTTTTAATAATCTATGATATTCATCTCTGAGTATGTAATAATCTTTTCCTGTTTCTAAATCTAAAGGAAGTTCGTCATCTTTCTGTAATTTCCAACCCGAACCCCTTAAAACATGAACAGTTCTATTACTATCGTCCCTATGCCATACTAATTCTTGTTCGTCTACGTCCCTTAGAAACGTTCTAATGACGTATTTAACACCCGTCCCGTGTTGGGTATGTTCCGTATCAATATATGGTTTAGTCATCAACTTCGGGGTCGTAGTTATCAGTTTTTTGTTTATATCCATAGAAACTTCCTTCCTCTTCTATGTCAAATAACCCTTGCACGAAGTTCTCAGCAACGTCTTCTGCATATGATTCAGAATGATTGTGGACTTTTCTTGTTTCTTTGTAGTTGTTTTTGAAAAGGTCAACTTCGAATCCTTCTTTTTCTTTTCGGATAACTGCTCTTCTGTCATTATCCCAGTATTCACTTACTAACATTATATACTCCTTACCAGTAAAAGTTTCCTCCGTCACTAAGACCTAATTGTTTTGCATAATAAGGTAATCTACATGCCCAGTATGAAGCAGTAGTCTTATCTTTTTGTTGTGAACATTTATGTCTAGCTGCAAAGGATTTTCTTGCTTTCTCGTTTCCAAGTTTCACTTTGAGACCTGTAGTGTCTCCCCATGTGACTTTTTTAATCTTCTTAGTTTGTGGGTCTCTAACATATACATAGTATTTCTTAGGGCCACCTGCTTTTGGTTTGTTAAGTTCGGGTTCTTCTTCTTCGATTAATTCATATTGTGGACAATCAAGTGGAACTAACTCCCCCTCATATACTTCGAATTCCCCTATATCTGTATCTAAAATGTTCTTATCTACTTCAGTGAGTTTATATCTGTCTTCTGCAACTAATCTACGGACTTCATTAATTGTCTCAAAATACATCATTGAACCCAAACGAAATGGATTGTCAAGTATGTTAATTTTTTCCTGTTGAAGTGTATCGAGTGTTTCGTTTATTGCAATTTGAGAGAATGTTTTCTTTGAATTGTGATATGCTTTTTGATTCTCTTTGACGTATTTCTCTACTTTTTGACCAGGCGTGTCTTCTTGATATGCCTTTCTAGTTTCGTCTGTTCCCTGTTCGTGAACTCCGTTGTCGTGTTTATTTCCTGCCATTTGGAAGTAGTCCTTTCTCTTTCAATTTTCTCAGTCTTGGTTCCTTTCTGTTGTAGTTTTGTGATACAACTGAAAGATTAGACTTATCATTATTCATAGGATTGTTATCTTTATGGTGAACGTCCTTTCCTTTTATATCTTTTCTATCTTTAAGACTTCTACGTGCTTCATTTCTTTTTGCACGTCTTTTGATTTGTTCGGGTTTAGAGTGGTAATTTGCATACTCTTTTTTGTAATCTCTTTCTTCAGATTGTTGTTGTTTCTCTGCAGCTTTTCTTTCTGCATCACGTTTTGATTTGATTTGTTTGTCGAGAGTTTCTTTTTCTTTCTGTTTGTTGACTTTCTCTGTTTCTCTCTCGTGTCTATCTTGAAGTGCCTCTAACTCTTCAACATGTCTTTGTTTCATTCTTTCAAGTTCTTCAACTTGTTTTGCTTTTAGAATTGCAGCGTCTTCGGCTGCATTTTCTGATAAGTCATTTCCTTCTAAATTATCACCAAACTTAAGGAATAGTTTATTATCCTTTTGTTTCTTATCAGTGACTTTTGCATTTACGTATGAACCTAATTGATTTATAATTGCAATTCCACGTTCTTGATTCTTTTCTATTTCTTTGGTGACTTTCTTTTCAATCATTTTTAGAACAGTTTTTAACACTTCAAGTCTTGGTGCAACGTATTTACCTTCTTTGATTTCTTCACCCATAACTAAATTTGATAATTGTTGAACTAATTGAGTCACTACTGGTGAAGGTAATGTTGCTAACATTTGTGCTTGTTTCTTTGTAAGACCTTTAACTTTCTTTAATTGTTTTTTGATATCAATTGACTCTTCTACAACTGGTGAGTATTCTTCACCTCTAACTTTTTTTGCAAGGTCTTGGTCTGCACCACCCCATGTTCCTTTTGATTTAGTCACAAAGGAATTGACGCGTGCATGTCCCCATTGTTCAGGTGTAGTTCCAGGCCTGTGACCTGATTTCCAAGCTGCAACTCCACGATTATAGACTTGTTTTAGAACACCAAAAGGCATTCCAGTCTTCTCTGCTTTTTTCTTTAGTGAAGTGTCTGCATTCTCTCCGAACATTTTCTTATACTTCTTAGTGTGTTGTGAAGGTTTAGTTTCTGCAGACTTATCGCCTGGAGCAGGTTCATATGCATTATCATTATCGTCATCTTTCTCTGCGTTTTTAGCAAAGTGAGCTGCACGTTTATCTTTTGTAGACTTAGACATTTCGTCCCCGTCTGCGTCTTTTGCATAATATTTCTTAGGTTGAGTTCCTTTCTTGCCCTCGATATCTTTATCCTGTTGGGTTCTTCTTATCTTTTCTCTTAATATTTGTTCCAAATACATAATACTATTTATGACCTTTTTGCGTCTAACTCTGCTTGTTTCCATGCAAGTGCAAGTTTATTTTTAGGGAATGAAGTAGACCAACCTAATAGTCTTGCATAGAGTTTGTTTGCTTTCTTCTCTAGTGTTCCAATATCATCGTCATTTGTCACTTCAACAAAATCTTTTTTAAACATAGATTTAAATAAATCTGCATTTTTTCTAGAAGCTTCCCAATCCTTTTTAACTATTTCAGGTGGTAATTTTCTTGCACGCATTTCATTTCTCTTTTGTGCATTTTCAAGACTTGCACTAACGAATATCATTTTGTATTCGTATCCGATTTTATCTAACATTTTTTTGTAGTTCTTAATCTTGTTTGAATCGGCACTTGTAGTGTCAAATATCATTCCAAGTCTGTTGTTGATATATGAATCCATATTCTTTTTGGTGATATCTTTTGCACGTTTTCTAATTGGGTCACGTAAATCTGCAGGCATGTTTCTTAAATCTAATCCTAATCCTGCTTTCTTTAATCCTGTTTCGAATGCTTTATCAGTGTTGACCATTTTTAAACCAAGTGCAGTCAACCCTAGTTTTTTCACAACTGTTGACTTACCACTGCCTGGCCCACCCATTAGGAAAACTGCTTTAAAGGTGCCTGGGTCGTAAACACCCTCGTCTATCAAATCTTCTACCATGTAGTGTGGTAGTGTTGATTCTGCAATACCCATTCCTTTACGGATATCGTTATAAAGTTTCTGAATCAGTCCTTTGTTTTTGGTTGGAACACCTTGTTTGAAATTATCAAAGTCACCTGCTTCTGCATATCCTCTGAGTTTACTTGCAGACATTCCACTGACATCATCTGCATCAGGGTCTCTCTCACCAGCAGATACAATATTGATTTCGTCAAACTTATAGAATCCGTGTCTTGCTTTTACACCATTATATTTGTTTAGTAGTGTATCAAACTCTCTTATTCTATCTGACCCAACAACCATTTTGATTCTAGTGTATTTCTTTTTATGTAATTCTGTTGCAATCTCGAATACTGTTCTTGCGTTTACGTCTGCAACAATCTTTCCAAAGAAGTTTCTAAGGTATTTAATTTTATCTCTATGATTGAGTGGATTCTTTTGTTTGTCGTTTGAGTGTGAAGTGAACAACAGAACGTCATCACCTTTTGATTCTTTTTTAAGTTTATCTACTAACTTTGCATGACCTGTAGTAGGTGGATTGAAACGACCAAAGGTAAACACTGCACCTTTCTCTTTTGCTTCTACCAAAAATCCATTAAACGTTTTCATTACTTATCCCAATTTTTTTGTGCAGTAAAGTTGTTGTATGCAAACTCCATTCTATCTACGAGTTTGACTGCACTTCCTGTTTTATCGATTGCAACGTATCCTTCGGGATTGACTACCTCGAAACCATTTGCAGTCTTTTTGAAAGTTCCGATACTCTTTACTCTATTTAGGGATTCTATAATCATTTGTTTTGCAACAACCAAGTGTCCCATAAATGCAGTAAGATTAGTTATCATTTTCTTTAAACTTCTAAGTTCGTTATAGAGTTGTTCACCGATTTCTCTTTTGATTTCTTTTGTCTTTTCTGTTTTGACTTTACCAACTACCTTATCTCTCCAGTAGTTTTCGAAGTGTTTCATGTATCCGTCATAGGTTGGTTTATATGAACCACCTCTAATAAGTGTATTACAATATGTTTTGTATGATGCACCAGCACCTTTTCTACCTATCTCACCTTGTATTTCCATGAACTTA